CAGTACAGATGTACTCAGGTGCTGATTGGTATATTACCTACGGTTTCCTCCCATTCTTTATTGAGTTGGACGAGGAAGCGAAGTTGCCACGCATCCGCATAGAAAATCCAATTGGGGCTTACCCAGAATTTGACCGCTATGGACGCTGTGTTGCTTTCGCAAAACGCTATACAATGACACTGGGCGAACTCATCACACAGTTCCCTGAGTATGAATATCAGTTGCTTGGTGGTTACGACTACAAGCAAGATTTGAATGCTCAGATAGAGATGATTCGTTACTATGACAAAGACCAGTCAACTATCTATATCCCAAGCAAACAGAATCTAGTCCTTTCACAGGTCAGAAATTTGTTGGGCAAGATGATGGTCGTAGTCGCACGTAAACCTTCTATTGATGGAGAACTACGTGGACAATTCGACGACATCCTAGGAATTCAACTACTACGCAACCGATTTGCATTGCTTGCTATGGAGGCCGCAGAGAAATCTGTACAGGCTCCGATTGTTTTACCACAGGATGTTCAAGAACTGCAGTTGGGTGGAGATGCGGTTATCCGTACATCTAACCCAGCAGGTGTCCGTCGTGTAGAACTATCACTACCACAGGGTGCATTCACAGAATCTGCACTCCTGAATCAAGAACTCCGCGTTGGTGCACGTTATCCTGAAGGACGTACAGGTAACATTGATGCATCTATCGTTACTGGACAAGGTGTACAGGCGCTTATGGGCGCATTCGATACACAAGTCAAATCAGCACAAGCAATTTTTGCTTCAGCACTACGCGATGTAATCAGCGTTTGCTTTGAAGTTGATGAAGTTCTTTACCCAGAAGAAAAGACAATTCGTGGCGTGGACTCAGGTTCACCTTACGAAGTCACCTATCTTCCAAAGAAAGACATTAAGCAAGACTACTCAGCAGATGTTCGTTATGGAATGCTTGCTGGTTTAAATCCTGCACAAGGTCTTATCTTTATGCTTCAAGCATTAGGTGGCGGTCTTATTTCTAAGGATATGGCTATGCGTGAACTTCCATTCACAGTCAATGTCACGCAAGAATTAGAAAAGATTGAAATTGAGAATATGCGTACAGCGTTGCTCAGTGGACTAACAGCAATGGCTCAGCAGACACCTATGATGGCAGCACAGGGACAAGACCCATCAGAGATGATAAACAAGATTGCTTCGGTAATCAAGGCTCGCCAAAAAGGCCAGGCACTTGAAGACGCGATTGAAGAAATCTTCGCGCCGAAGCCTCAAGTTCCTCCTGCTGGGGCACCACAAATGGTTGAGCAACCGTCCCCTGCTCCCGAAGGCGTTCCAGCAGGAGGCGCTCCTTCACCAGAAGGCGCAATGGGACCAGAGATGACCCCTCCAGAACAGCCACCACCAAGTATTATGAATTTGCTCTCTAGCCTTTCAGGCCAAGGAGAAGCATCAGCAAGCGTTAGAACTATCAACCGCAGATAAATAAGTAGGGGACTATGACAACAATAATTGGAATTGAGTACGATACTCACTCGCTTCTTGTTGCCGATAGTCAGACAACAGATGACTCTGGTTTTATTTACAGTCATCCTGAAGTTAAAAAGATTGCAGAACGTGGCTCTTTCTTGATTGCTGGTTCTGGTGAAGTACTTCCTTGCGATGTAGCACAACACATCTGGGAGCCACCAACGGTAACTTCTAAAGACCGTAAAGATATTTACCATTTTATGATTACAAAGGCTATGCCATCTCTACGCAAATGTTTGAGTAGCAATGGTTATAACTTTGATGAGTCTAAAAGTGAGTTAAGATTTCAGTTTTTAATTTCAGTATGTGGTGAACTCTTTGATATTGACCACGAACTGTGCGTCAACAAAACTAAAAACAACATTTATGCTGTAGGTTCAGGTGCATCTTATGCACTCGGAGCACTCCACGCTGGCGTAGACGCTTTTGAAGCGATGGAGATTGCATCAAAACTTACAGCATTTACTGCTGCACCGTATATATCCAAGACACAATTCAAACACATTAAGTAGGAGGAAGCGATGGCAGAAAATAGAGGCGGATTGCGCCCAACTGCACCACAATATAACCCTGCTAATGTTTCAGCAACTGGCGGAGACGGACAATCTGGTCGTGACTACACAGGTTTTGCCTATGGTCAGAACCAAGCACTTGCAGAACAACAGGCTTCAGCACCTATGGCAGCAGCCCCCGCTATGCCACGTGCATCTCAAGACGCTATGCCAGCAATGGGTAGCGGAATTACACCACTAGATGAGTTGCAACCAGACGGACGACCTATTTCAGATGGCGTTGACTTTGGTTCAGGACGTGGTTCAGAGGCTTTGCCTTCACGTGTTACATCATCTATGAATCAAAACGAAAATCTTGACCTTATTAAGCGCTATCTTCCTGACTTAATCAATGCTACACGTATTCCTAATGCTCCAGATTCTTACAAGCGATTTGTAAATTATCTGAAAGAACAGATACTTTAATGCAATGGCTAGAAAATGGATTCTTTGACCACCTAGATAAGTTCGCAAACTCTTTAGGTTATGAAAATTTTGCGATAGCAATTCCATTGGCAATGGTTAAATGGCAATCGCCTGAGGATAGGGATGTATTTATTATGACCCTAACGGGCGAAGGTGTACGCGGGGGCGGTCCTAGCACCTTCAATCCATTGGCGGTGAAGTAATGTCATTTTGGAGCGAATTTTTAGATTCATTTAAAGAGGCTGGCAAAGGTCTTCTTGGTGTTAACCCAGCATCTGTTGCTCTTCAGTCTGGTGCTTCTTTGGCTGGTATGGGAATCAAGAACCCAGAGGTTGCCGCTGCCGCTGGTATTGCAGCACAGAGTGCAATTCAACAGAAGTTAATTGAAAAAGGTGTTAGCCCAGTAACAGAAACTGCGCTTAAGCCATTTGACCCAGTTCTTCTTCTTGCAGAAAAGGCTGAGAAGTATGTGTTCTCACCTTACATTGCACGCCCAATTTCTACTGCGTATCTTGCTACCGACCCTGATAGCGCACTGTACAACAGCGATAAATACGGCAAGGGCTTTCAACTAAGCGACATTAAGAATGCTTACAACCGAAGCGCTGATGTATCACTTGGACAATCTTTACTTAAGAGTCCGCTTGGTGGTCTTCTTGCACTTGGTGAGAATCAAATTCTTAAGGCTAACGGTATTGATGTATCTGGTATTGACCTTTGGGATGACCAGGATATTCAAACTAACTTTAAAGACAACACACTTGGTAAATGGATTACTGGAACCAACGACTTTATTATTAAGAACGTAGCAATTAACGTTGCTTTTGCTGGTGCAGGTGCGGCTGCTAAAGCAGGTGCTACACGTGCTGGACTTTCAACAAAGTTTAAGGCTGGCGATGTTGAGGCAATGCCAGTATACGAAAAGGATATGTACGACCATATTAATTTTGTTGAAGGTAAAGGCGGAACACAAACCGTAATTGGTTCAGAGGTTATGAACCTTGCAGCATCTGACAACATTATTGATATTACTCGTATTCTTGAGAAACATACTTATAACCCAGCAATGCCAGATTTAGTTAGGTCTACTAAAGACCCACGTGTTGTTGCTGACCTTATACTCGCCGACAAGGGCTACGGCCCAGCAATTGAGCGTCTTGCATCACTAAAAATGTCAGATGACTTATGGGTTATTGGTGACGGTAACTCAGTTATTCGCAATGAATATCTTTTAACTGGCAAGATGCCTGTCTATACAGCCGAACAACGTGCTCGTTGGACTGCAGCATTTGATGATGCAATTGCTAAGAATCCTAAGCATCAAGAAATTTACGATGCTTTCTTAAGACAGGAACTTGACGACGCTACTGGCGTTCTTGTTACAGCACCAGTAGCAGCAGGTAAATACTACAAGCCAATTGAACCAATCGTTGGTAAAGGTATAGTTTCAGCGGCACGGACACGTACTGGACAACTTAAGACTGCTCGTCTTGAACGTGACTTTTCTGATGTTGGCGGTGTAGCACAAGTTATTCTTGGTAGCAGAGTTAGTGGACCAATTACTGTCTTAATGCGTAAGTTTGGCACATTTATGCCAAAGGGACTTGTAACCAACTCTGGTCTACGCCCAATGGATGGCATAGATGAATTGATGGCTGTTTTTGATGACGTTCCATTATTTTCTAATGGCTCAAAAATAATTACTACGCATACTCTTGAAACAAAAAGTGTATCTCAGTATCGTCTTGAAATTATTGACCGCTTTGTTGCAGCAAAATCTGACGGAGAACGAGCAGCAGTAGTTCAGGCAGTAAATAAAGAACTTGCTGCTACCGTTGCTTATTCACGTGGTTATTTTAACAAGCAACAAATTGATGCTTTTGTTGAAACTTTAATGGATGATGTTAGCGCTGTTCACGGCAGTCTTCGTAAAGATGGCTTTGCTATGGACCCAACAACTAGCGTCCGCATAAAAGTTGACCCAGTTACACAACGTCAACTTGCAAACTCTGAGGCTATGCTTCCATTTGGCGAGTTAGACCGTATGATTCTTAAGGCTGCTCGTAAACAAAAAGGAGCAGTAGTAGGTGCGGTAACAACGGCAGAGCAAGCACTTGGCACTGCAGCCAGAGGAGTCTTTGAAGCATCAAGCAGAGTATTTTCTATTGCTCAACTTTATCGTTTCTCATATATTCCAAAGAACTCTATCATTGAACCAATGCTTGCTGGAACACTTGCCGAAGGTTCAAAATTCTTAACTCCTATGGTTAAAACTGCTAGCGCTTCTGTTATAAAGAAAACAGCAAAAGTAATTATTCGAAATGTTCAAAAGGCTGCAACACTTGGTAGGAGTGCAAAGAAAGAAATTCAAGACGAAGTAAAGGCTTTGTCAGAGCAATACAACCGTGCAATTATTACACGTGATGATGCTTATGCAATTTACGAATCCCACTTTGGCGTAGGAGCACGTATGTCTCCAGCAGCCAAGCGTGACTGGTCAGATAGCATTAAAGAACGTCTCAAGGATGCAGAGCGAGACGTTAATGTAATTGAACAGAAACTCAATGTTTACGCTATTGAATACGGTGCACCCAT